CGGTAATCTCCGCGGTGTTGTTGAAATCGGTGAACTGCGTGCTGTGAGCTACGCCACCTGGGCTGGCCCCAACGTGGCTGCCACTGGCCTATACTTCACCGCTCAGCCCACCACCATCGTCGGTATCAACCAGGCTTACATGCCTTCCGCCGTTGCTCAGCCTTACACCGCTCGTCAGCTGACCGTTGCCACTAGTGGCCTGCTGTTGATTGAGCAAGATACCGATCCGGGTGCTGTTTTCCCCACTCCCCCGGCTCCTACTCCTTTTACAAACGCCAACCTGAACTTCCCTTTGGCCATCAATGAGTATGGTCAAGCCAAACTTGGCGGTACCCTTGTCACCATTGACGGCACCACCCCCCTTATCCGCGAGATCATCACCATCGGTGGCCGCAACCTCGCGCTTGTTTCTTTCGCCTGATTTATAATCTGGCTTATTACATTTGGCTGGGCATCTTTCGAGTGTAAGCCCCAGCCCTGTGTGCACACATTTGAAGACAAAGATTACGGAGACTCCCTCCCATGATGAACCTGCAACAAACCTACGCAGGTGTAGATCCTATTCTGACTACACTTGCCCAAGGTTTCATGCTGCCGGCGACCAACATTGCGAACTTTATCGCTCCCGTCGTCGACACCCCCACTCGTGCTGGCCGCATTCTGCGCTTCGGCAAAGAGCAATTCGCCATTAACGACTTCCGTCGTGCATATGGCACCAACATTCCTTACGTTCAAAGCCGCTATGACTCGGAGCCTTATGCTCTCGAGCAAGAAGTCGTGGCTTGGGAACTGCCGGAAGAAGTCATCGAGAACGCTGGCGAAGGCCCCGCTCAGGTTGACCTGCGTGCGATCGAAACTCGCAACGCAATGTCCCGCCTGATGAACGCATATGAGTACACCGTTTCTCAGGCTGTTACCGTAACCGGTGACTTTACCACTCCTGGTGTTGGCTATAACCCTTATGAGCCTTCTGCTGGTGCTGGCACCCAGACCGGTCTGGGCTTCCTGAGCTGGAGCACTTTTGAGGATTCCTACGCCGCCGCTGCTGGTCCCTCTGCTTGGTCCTCCCTGACCTCCAACCCGATCGAAGATGTTCTGACCCTGAAGCGCTCCGTCGCTAACCAGATCGGTATTCGTCCGAACTCGATGGTTGTTGGTACTGCCGTATTTGACCAGCTGCTGACCAACCAGGCGATCCTTGAGCGTATCAAGTACACCACCGCCGACAGCATCGACACCGACATGCTTGCCCGCTACTTCGGTCTCGAGCGCGGTCTGCGCGTGGCTGAGGGTCGTTATCTGGCCACCGACGGTAGCCTGCAGCCCGTGTTCCCTGAGAACGGCATCCTGCTGTTCTACAGCCCGAACGGCCCTTCCGACTCCGTTATGCCTGCTGGTGGTGCTAACGCTGCTACCCCTGCTTTCGCTTACACCTACCAGCTGACCGGCACCCCTGCCGTTCGTCCTGAGTACTACATCCGTGAGCGTCGCGTTGTTCGCGCTGAGATCACTGTCGAGCGCGTTGTCAACCTGGTTGGCCTCGGTGCTACTGGTCTTATCGGTTCTGGCGCTATGGTCACCGACATTCTGTCCTGATCAGGACACTAAGGAGGTGTTATCATGGCTATTTTACGACCGTTAACCAAGTCGCAGTACGAGGTTTCCTTTACTGCTCTAGGTGGACCGACTTTCACAGCGGTTTTCACACAATTTAGTGGAATCAATGATTCCTCGGACAGCAGCACCTACGCTAACGGCACAGGCAACCGCCTGTTCCACGTGGTTGGCCCTCGCACGGCTGACAACGTCACCTTGACCGCCCCGTACGATCCGACGATCTTCAAGGCTCTCGAACAGTTCTGGCTTGATTACAACTGTAATCCCGTAACCATTACCGTCACCCCGCGCGATTGTTCTGGCCAAGGTTCCGCACCTGCGGGCGGTCAGTATATCTGCTACGAGTGTCAGTTTGTGAGCATCACTACTGCCGACGTCGATCGGGAGTCAGGTGATGTGCAGACGATCGAATGCGAGTATACAGTCAACTATTGGG